CTATTGAAAATGCTGTAGAAAATAGCTCTGCATCTTCTAGTGAATCAGTCGCTAAAATGGCTCAAAAATATGAAGAGCTTCAGAGGGACTTACAAGAAGCACATACTAGAATAAGTGGTCTTGAAGCAGAGCTTGAAAGACTTGGAAATGAAACAGAAGATAATTCTGAAAAATTTGAAGCATTAGGAGATTCAGCATCAAAAATGGGAGATATGCTGAAAACAGCTATATCTGGAGCAGTAGCCTTTTTTGGTGTAAGTAAAGTTACAGAAGCTATAGATAGTGAACTTAAAGCTGTAAATCAATTTCAAGCACGCGTTGGGGCTAGCTCGAAAGAAATGAAAGAGTATAGAAGTGAGATAAAAGACTTATATAACGACGGTATGGGCGAAAGTCTTGAAGATGTAGCAAATTCACTTGCAACAATCAAGACGAGCACGAACCTTGTGGGTAAGGAATTAGTAAGCACGACTCACAACGCTTTATTACTTCGTGATACATTTGACTTTGATGTAGGTGAAAGTACAAGAGCTGTAAAAATGATGATGGACCAGTTCAATCTATCTTCTGAAACCGCATATAACTTAATTACACAAGGTGCTCAAAAAGGATTAAACAAGAACGACGACTTGTTAGATACTATTAATGAATATTCTGTACATTTTAAACAACTTGGTTTTAGTGCAGACGAAATGTTTAATATGTTAGAAAATGGCGCTAAAAGTGGTACATTTAGTGTAGACAAGTTAGGCGATACAATAAAAGAATTTGGTATTAGAGTTATAGATGGTAGCGATACTACCGTAACGGCATTTAAAATGGCTGGATTAAATGCTGATTCTATGGCAAAAAAGTTTTCAAAAGGTGGTAGTGATGCAAAAGAGGCTTTTACAGAAACAATAAAAGCCTTAAAAGATATGAAAGACCCTATTGAACAGAATACAGCGGGTGTAAACTTGTTCGGTACAATGTGGGAAGATTTAGGTGCTAAAGGTGTATTTGCAATTAGTAACTTAAACGGAGAGATTAGCTCAACTTCTGACGCTTTAGAAAAGATGAATGAAGTTAAATATGAAGATTTAGGCAGTACATTTACGGTGTTTGGAAGAAATATAATGTCATCATTTACAGAAGGCATAACAAGTGATTCAGGGGACTTAATAGAAAGCATAAGAGATTTACAAGAAAAAATTATGCCAGATGTAAAAGAGTTTGGTGAAGTTGTCGGAAATATAGTTGAAAAAGGAATAGACGGAATTGACTATATTACAGAACATACCGAATTATTTAAAGTATCATTATCTGGAATAATTGGTTTACTATCTGCAAAGAAAGCTATTAATGGGATTACAGGACTTGCATCAGGTTTGGGAACAACTATCGGGGCATCTACAAAAGTTGGTGGAGCTTTAACAACTGTGGCAAGTGGATTGGGTAGTATAGCTTTGCCTGCTACTCTTGCTGTTGGTGGAATTACTGCTGTTACGGCTGGCTTTCAAGCGTATACCAACTGGGCTAAACAAAAAGACCTTGAAAAACATTTTGGAAGCGTTTCGTTGTCGATGCAAGAAGTGGAAGATATTGCTGATAAAATTGTAGCCAACGGCAATATGAGCAAAATTAGAAGTTCACTTGAAGAATTCTCAAAAGTC